GTGAACAAGGAAGGCGACTGGGACAAGTGGAGCAAGTCTCTGCCCGCTCAGATGCTTTCCAAGCAGAAGCCCGAGGTGGCCAAGGGTCAGCTCGACTTGTCGTATGAACGTCGGAAGAAGGAGTACGAAGCCATTTCGGATCTGACCAATCCGGTGGTCAAGCGTCATCTTCTCGAGACATTCGCGGACAGCACCGACTCATCTGCCGTGCATCTCGAGGCTGCGGCTATGCCTCGACAGGCGACGAAGGTGATTCTTCCCATCCCTTCGATGCGACCCAACGAGGTGTACGCTCCTTCGTTCCGAAACGGAGAGCGTGTTGCTCTGGTCAGGTTCCCTCACGGTGGGACCTTCGAGATCCCGCAGCTGACGGTGAACAACAAGAGCATCACCGCCAAGCGCACCATGGGCACCGCAGCCAAGGATGCGATCGGGATTCACCACTCCGTGGCCGAGAGGTTGTCGGGTGCGGACTTCGATGGCGACACTGTCCTCGTCATCCCGAATCCCAAGGGGTCTGTAAAAAGTACCCCCCCTCTCGAAGGACTGAAGGGGTTCGATCCGAGGTCTCAGTACAGGGCCTACGACGGAATGAAGACCGTCGATGGTGGACACTGGAACGAGTCGAGGAAGGAAGTCGTCTTCAAGAAGGGCCAGGTTCCTAACCGAGGCAACATGCAGATGAAGATGGGAGACATCTCGAATCTCATCACTGACATGACGCTTCGGGGTGCGAACGACGACGAGCTTGCTCGTGCGGTCCGCCATTCCATGGTGGTCATCGATTGCGAGAAGCATGTCCTCGACTACAAGAGTTCGTACCGGGACAACGGGATCCCTGCATTGAAGGAGAAGTACCAGGGAAAGAAGCAGGCTGGTGCCAGCACCCTCATCAGCCGTGCCCGCAGCCCGAAATACATAGATGTCCGTCGCCCAAGGCGCGCATCTGAGGGCGGCCCCATCGATCCGGTTACAGGGCGCAAGGTGTACGTACCCAAGGAAGGATCCACGTACACCAACAAGAAGGGCGAGACCGTAACCAGGAAGATGAAGGTCAAGCGCCTGGAGCTTGAGAGTGACGCCCACAAATTATCCTCCGGCCTCGATGTAGAGACCCTTTATGCGGATCACTCCAACAAGCTGAAGGCTCTTGCCAACCAGGCACGGTTGGACACCCTTAGCCTGCCCAAGATGGAGACTCATTCGAGTGCTAAGAAGACATACGCAGCACAGGTGTCTTCTCTGAATTCGAAGCTTCTTCGTGCCCAGAAGAACGCTCCTCTGGAGAGGCAAGCACAAGCACTTGCCAATTCAGTGGTCATCCAGAAGAAGGCAGCAAACAAGAACCTCGAACCAGCAGAAGAGAAGAAGATCAGGAACCAGGCCCTTGCCACCATGCGTGTCCGTACTGGTGCTCGGAAAGAACGGATCACTATCACACAGGCAGAGTGGGATGCGATCCAGGCAGGTGCTATCTCAGCTGACAAGTTGCAGAAGATCCTGAACAACGCAGACCTGGACTCTGTCAGGAAGCTGGCCACACCTAAGAAGAATCCGAAGTACGTGGTTACCTCAGCCAAGATGGCAAGGGCACAGCAGATGCTTGCTGATGGGTACTCACAGCAGGACGTGGCCGACAACCTAGGCATAGCACTAGGCACGCTCAAGGCAGCACTGTACGCAGAGTGAGGTGATGTATGGAAACACATGAAGAGCTGGTGAGTGGCAAGGTGGAGTACATGCTCACCACAGTGGACAATCCATTCGACCCATGGGCAGAGTGGGAAGAGTGGCTTGCGTTTGATGCCCGCCACGGCTACCACTCACCAGGTCTGCTTGCACGAATCGTCATCACATCAGATGATTTGTCAGATGCCGACCAGGCACTGGCCATCCAAGAAGGCATCGAAGAGATCGTTCGTGAGAACGTTTCTGGAATGCACAAGAAGGTTGCGAGAAGTTCTTCGTGATCATCTGATGCGATTGAGAGAGTGGAAAGGAGTTTCGCGGTAGGGGGGAGGGGTCAAAATTTTTCGGCCCCCCTCCCTCATCGCCCGGCTCCCAAAAAATTCCCCGGGGGGATATTTTCCACAAAGTCTTTTGGTCTCCGGGGGTCCTGAAGCCCCAGAGTTGGGAGAACGGCCGTCCCGTGACCTCTGCGGCTGCACTCTGGGGCTTCAGAACCTTCGTAGAACTAGTCGAAAGGAAAGGAGGAGTCGCCGTATGGCGAGAGCAAGAGCTCCGGACAACGGAAGAAGGCGCCGAAGGCCAGCGACTTCTCCTGAGCTTCGCGAGCTTGAGATCTCTGCAGCGGCCTACGATCTCGCTGAGTCACAGATCCAAGCAGGAACCGCGTCGTCCCAGGTCATCACCCATTTCCTCAAGATGGGTTCGACGCGCGAGCGGCTCGAGCAGCAACGCATCGAGCACGAGAACGAACTTCTACAGGTCAAGCGCCAAGCGATCGAGAGCCAACAGAGGATCGAGGAGCTGTACATCGATGCCATTGCGGCCATGAAGTCCTACTCAGGCTCCGGGGAGCAGACTGAGGACCATGACTACGACGTTTAGGCGCTATTCCGAGATCGAACGTCTCGGGACATTCGACGAACGCTTCGAATACCTGAAACTGGACGGTCATGTCGGCCGATCCACTTTCGGGTTCGACCGGTGGATGAACCAGCGTTTTTACCGCTCTGCGGAGTGGAAGTGGGCCAGGAACGCAGTGATCGTACGCGACATGGGCTGCGACCTGGGCATAAGGGGCTACGAGATCGCGTTCGGCCCTCTCCTGATTCATCACATGAATCCGATGACCGAGTTGGACATCGTCAACGGAGAGGGTTGGATTCTCGACCCCGAATACCTGATCACCACGTCACACCGGACGCATAATGCCATCCATTACGGCAACAAGGACAATCTCCCACCTGTCGTTGTACAACGTAAGCCTGGCGATACCAAGCTCTGGTGAAGGAGGTCCCGTGCCCCAAGGCAAGCGCAAGAAGTCCGCCAAGAAGGCGGCACCGAAGTCAGGGAAGTCCAAGACGCGTCATCGCCTCTCCACGCACTTCGTGATCGAGGAGTTCGACTGCAGAGACGGCACGTTGGTCAAGCCTCGCGAGTACAACGGGCTCCAGTACCTCTGCCGTCAGTACCTCGAGCCGATGCGCAAGCAGTTCGGCCCCTGCACCGTTCACTCGGGCTACCGGACGGTGTCCTGGAACAAGCACGTCGGGGGTGAGCCCAACAGCTTCCACATCTACACCATGCATGACGGCAACGACCAGGCTGCGGACGTCTCGTTCGCGCGCGGGGGCCCGAACCAGTGGGCGGCGTTCGCCAACAACATCCGCCGCAAGAAGCGCGGTGGACGCGGGGGGATCGGCATCTACTCGACGTTCGTCCACCTCGATATCCGCGACTATCCCGCCAACTGGCGGGGCTGATGGGCATTGATGGTCTCCGTCACCTGGTACCACACACTCGAGCGTGTGTGAACGGAGAGATCGATCCCGAGTGTTGGTGCGAAGAATCAATCCAAGGAGGTCAGATGGACGAGCAGGAAGTCCCGCGGGACGAGATGACGGCCGAAGAGGCCGCAGCGGCGGGAGTGGAGGGGTCCGACGCGATTCCCGACAACCCGGAGCCCGAACCGGAGCCCGAACCGGAGCCCGACGAGCGGACCGACGACCCCGCGCCGGTCGACAACCCCGATCTCTCCGAGGACGGTGACGACGACTCGTTCGAGTCCGAGCCGATCAGCCCCGGGGACATGGACCAGACGTCCGGCGAGGGATCGGAGACGCGCGAGGACCCCGCCGATCTCTCCGGCGTGGAGAAGGAGTTCGACGACAACGACTGACCCGACCTGAAGCAGAGAAAGGAGGTGGAGATGGAAGAGAGCGTTCTATTGAGCACAAAGAAGATCCTCGGTATCAGTCCTGACGACGATGCCTTCGATCTCGACGTCATCACCCACATCAACTCGGCCATCTCCATCCTCGAGCAGGTCGGGATCCCCAACGAGGGGTACATCCAGGACGACGAGCCCACCTGGGGAGACGTGTTCGCGGGGATCGTGGACGATCCAAACCGCAATCAGCTCCAGCTGATCAGGACCATCGTCTATCTGCAGGTGCGTCTGCTGTTCGATCCGCCTGCTACCTCCTTCCTGATCGCTGCCACACAGGAGCAGATCAGGGAACATATCTGGCGGCTCAATGTCAGACGAGAAGACATCGAGTACGTAGATCCGGATCCTCCGGGGGTGGTTCTAGATGGCTAACCTGGTCATCGCGGCCATCCCCGCTGAGGATGACTACGTCCACAAGATCTCTAGCGAGAAGGTCCCGCATTGCACGCTGCTGTTCCTGGGCGATGCGATGAAGGTTCCCAACGTGCTCAAGATCGTGGAGTTCGTCGGACATGCGGTCGATGTTTGGGAGCGCGGGCCCTTCATGCTGGAGGTGGACCACCGCGGAACGCTGGGAGAGGACAAAGCGGACGTTCTCTTCTTCAAGAAGAACTGGAGCGGAAAGGAGCTGGAGAACTTCCGCTGGCAACTTCTCCAGAACAGCCAGATCCGCACGGCGTATGACAACGCGGACCAGTTCGAGGGTCCCTGGATCCCGCATCTGACTCTCGGCTATCCCGAAACTCCTGCAAAAGAGGATGATCGGGACTATCCCGGCATTCGCTGGGTCGACTTCGATCGCATCGCGGTCTGGTTCGGGAACTACGAGGGGCCGGAGTGGCGGCTCGAGTACAACGACGACCTCGCGGAGGTGAGCATGGGCACAGAGGTAGCACGTGGTGAGGAGTTCATCGCCCACTTCGGCGTCAAGGGCATGAAGTGGGGCGTGCGCAAGGAGCGGTCGGTCTCGACCAGCGTCCAGACGGATCAGGGTCTCGTCCGCCGCAAGACGGTGGTGAAGACCAAGGGCGGAGAGTCCCATCCGGCGCATACCGATGCGATCGTCGCCGCAGTCCAGAAGCAGAAGCTCAAGAAGAGCGGGACGGCGGCACTCTCCACACAAGAGCTGCGCGAACTCTCCACTCGCCTACAGCTCGAAGCACAAGTCGAGTCGCTGACGTCCAAGAAGGGCAAGAAGTTCGCTCAGCGCCAGCTGGAGACGGCTGGCCAGCAGCAGATCCAGCGCGGCGTTGCCCGAGGCATCGCCAAGGGTGCGGCGAAGAAGGGCGGAACGGCGGCACTTCTGCTCGCATAGGAAGGAGGTCTCATGGCGCTGTCCAATACTGCAACGCCTGTCTATTACGGACAGTTCCGTGATGCCGTCGTGCGAGGTCAGATCCCGGTGAACCGGGAGATCTCGATGGAGATGAATCGCATCGACGCGCTCATCGCCAACCCGAACATCTACTACGACGATCAGCAGGTGGAGGGCTTCATCCGGTTCTGTGAGGGCGAGATGACCCTCACGGACGGTGGAGATCTTCACCTGCTGTTCAGTTTCAAGCTGTGGGCCGAACAGGTTTTCGGCTGGTGGTACTTCGTCGAGCGGAGTGTCTACGTTCCCGACGAGGATGGGTACAACGGGCATTACCAGAAGCGGACGATCCGGAAACGGTTGGTCACGAAGCAGTATCTGATCGTGGCCAGAGGAGCGGCTAAGTCGATGTACGCCGCTCTGATCCAGGCCTACTT